TTGATAAATAATACAAAGAGGATTTTACTATGACCCGCAGAGTATATAAAGGACAACATATTGGTTCTTCAGGAACTGAAGTTTTAAGAGACGGTGCGTTAGCCGTCGATTTAACGACCCAATATCTTTATATTCACGATGGCACTACACCAGGAGGAAAACTACCAGTTCCTTCTAATATTGTTACTTCCAATACTCCAAGTGCAGGTGCTATTGATATTACAAAACAGATGGCAAGTTTGGCTCCAGGAGCATATACAGTAGCAAACGGAGTTGAGGGACAGGTATTATTCCTAACAGTAAATAGCGGTAATCGACAAAACGTTCAGGTTACATTTGCTAATATTAGATATAACGCTAGTGATTCTGTTCAAACTAATACTATGATTACACCGTTTTGGGGGTCAAGCACTTCTAATAGACCAACTGTTGTTACTTGTATTTTTACCAACGGTGCTTGGACTATAGATAACACTATCTAAAATAAATTAAAAACAAAATCCCGCACAAGGCGGGATTTTTTACCTCTCTGGTGGACCTGGCAGCAGGCCCATCATAAGGATACTATTGTTTGCGGTCGTAATGATGTACATGAACATTTTTATTGTATAAATGGATAACAAAGCATACACTTATGATTATCATAACAATACCAAATACTAATGCCTCAAACATTTTGTAGCACCGCAATACATACCATAACAACACAGGTAAGAGCCCAAACATTAGACCAATACGCTTGTTCTTCGGCAGTTGGTTTTTTCTCGTAAGCATTTACGATTCTTGACCATTCTTCAAACTCACGTTCTGATAATGTTCCTGGAAAGTTTGTACCTCTCCAGTATAATTCTTCTTCTCTTAGTGTCATACTAATTTCCTTACCACAAATTGCAATGTTTTAACTTTTCATCGTCGAGGCTTTTATCACGTGTAAAATAGAATACACTAAACACTAACCAGAATAACAAAAATAAAACATAACTACTCATAGCTCTCCTTATGGTGGACCTGGGCGGAGTCGAACCGCCGTCCAGAACGCCTTCGCTTTGAAGGAGTTACAACAATTCATTCACCGTCTGGAAACTTATCGTGCCAATCCATGATCCACCAAACGGCGTATCCTACAACAACACATATAATTAACCAGAACAGTATAGTCATAGTGTATTTAAACATTTTTAGCCCAGATAGTCAAATAATTTGGTAAAAACTAAATACTAATGTCAAATAAACCGGGGGCGAATCAATGGGTGATATTTTTAAAATTATTGGGGATCTCGGATTCCCAGTAGCTGCAGCATTAGCCGGCGGTTACTTTGTATATCTAACTATCAAACTACTATTACAGGGCGTGTTAGGCTCTGTAAAAGGCATGGCTGGTATTATTACAGCACTAGATAACCGTGTAAAAACAATGAATCACGATGTTGTACGTATTGATACTATTGTGTCTAATGCGCTAGGTCTACGTCCAGACGTAGATCGTATTGCTCGTGCAGATGGTAAGAACGATGCAAGGAGAGACTAATGCTGTACATTGATTACAAATGGGATTGTAGTCCAAACGGCATCTTGCTGGACGAAGAATTTAATGTAGATAAACTTGGCTGGAAAGGCGGTGATTGCTTTAAATTAGTAAACATCAATGGCCGCTGTTTTTTACGTAAGCTGGACCCAGTCGAGCAGTTTTTCAGAGGAGAATCTGTAAATGTTCAAGCAGAATAAATGGCAAGCATGGTATGATACACAGCCGCAACATATTAAGGACTGGATGGATCAGCCAAGGGCTATTTGGTATGATAGTGACATGTGGAAAGCAGGATTAGTTGGATTAGTTGTAGGGGTTATTATAGGAGCGATACTATAATGGATGTTGTAGAGTTAGTTAACAAATATGGTTTTCCAATTGTTATGGCAGTTGGAATGGGATTTATTATCAAGTATGTATGGACATGGGCAACAACAGAAGTTAAGCCAGTTATTAGTGATGCCAATACAGTTTTAATTGCACTGATAGATCGCATTCGTATGCTAGACAATGATTTAATTCGTTTAAATCAAAAGGTAAACACAGTCTTACACCTACGTGGTAAAATGATCGAGTCGGATCGTGTTATGGAAACAGCGTTAACTGAAGCGCAAGCCAATAAGAAATTTCACGAAGCCATGGACGAAGCTGACAAGATTGCTAAAAAAGTTGATCCATCAGACGATAAAGAAGCAAAGGGCGGAAGCTCATAAAGAACACACCTTAGGACCGGTACTAGTTACCGAACGGTGTAGGCGGCTGCTGCCTTGGGATAAGTGATTCGCTACCATGACCCTAAAGTGAGCATTTTTTACGGCTAAATATTGCATGGATAAAATTATAGCAACGTTAGTGATGACGCACATCACAATAGTGTCAGTTACTTTATACCTGCACAGAAATCAAGCACATAGAGGAATTGAATTTCATCCTCTAGTCAGTCATTTTATGCGTTTCTGGTTATGGCTAACTACAGGTATGACTACTAAACAGTGGGTAGCAATACATCGTAAGCATCATCAGAATACAGATGTAGAAGGTGATCCGCATAGTCCACACGTATTTGGCATTTGGCAATTAGTCTTTGGTGGAGTTAAGTTTTATAATCGAGCAGGTAATGATGCCCATATGGTTATAAAATACGGAGCAGGTACGCCTAAAGACTGGATTGAACGTAAACTTTATACACCCCACCATCGTCTTGGCATTCTTTTAATGCTGATCATAGATCTATTGTTCTTTGGGCCATGGGGATTAGTAGTGTGGGGTGTACAGATGATATGGATTCCGTTTTGGGCTGCTGGCTTCATCAACGGTATTGGACACTGGTGGGGTTATCGCAATGGTGAAACCAAAGACCATTCGCACAATGTTAGCCCAATAGGAATCTTAATTGGTGGGGAAGAACTACACAACAATCATCACTTAGATCCTGCTAATCCTAAACTAAGCCGTCGTTGGTTTGAGTTTGATATAGGTTGGATGTGGTTTAAATTATTTGAATTGTTAAGACTAGCAAAACTTAGAACTTAGTTGCAATAAACTCTGCTTCAGGAATACGTGTATGTGTATTCTTACTTCCTAATACTACAACAATACGTCGACCAATTTCTGTATCTAACATCATTACTATGCAACCGCCACTGGCTCTTATGTAGCCAGTTTTACTGACAATAAAGTCGTGTCGTTTTCCAATGATAGGATTTGTATTGTTAAAGACTAACCACTTTTTCTTAATCTTAATTTTAACGTGCGATGTACGAGATGCTTCGATTATTTCTTTGTATCCTTTTGCCGCGATAACTAACTTGATTAAATCTATAGCAGTACTAATATTAAACACACCTAGTCCAGTCGGATCAACATATTTTGTATCGTTCATACCTAACAGTTTGGCTTTGTTATTCATAGCTCGAATACAAGCATCTCTTCCGTTTGGATAATATTGACAAAGTGTACTTGCAGCATTATTATCACTATGAACTAATGCTAATTGTATATTTTCTGATCTTGTGTATCGACCAATGTGTTCATTCAAATCTTGATGTGCATCTAACACAACCATTGCTGTCATTAGTTTAGTAATGCTGGCAATACTGCGTTGTTGTTCTACGTTTTCGCTTTGAAGAACTCTGCCAGATTCATCGGCTACGAGCCAGCTTTGAGCGGTGATATGCACAGATTTGGAAGCGGTGGCGATTGCTTGCCCATTATATAAAAAGGCAAAAAATACCAATAAAGATAAAATTCTACGCATTTGTCTAGTATACACTCTTCAAATAACTGTGTAAAGTTATTTTTCATGGGCAACAAACTCGCCGTTCCAATTGTCTGGAAGATCTTGTTGTTTCATAAATTCACAACGTTCAATCCAAATCTTATAATACTTGTCCATCTGTCCGCCAAATGTACCTTTTAATTCTCCGCAAATAATAGCGGCAGCATCAAACTGTTTGGTTTTATACAGCTCTTGCATTTTATTATAGCGTACTAAATCTTTACTCCAGTCTTGGCCATTAGGACGTAATGCTGTATATATTAAATCTGCTACACTCTTTCCCTTAGGCTGTAAGTTATCAATCATCAAGTAGAAGAAATCATCTTTGGTTCTATTGTATGTTTCAGCACCAATAATACATAGTACGCCATAGGCCTTACAACGTGCTTCTAGTCGTGCCGCAGTACTAACCATGTCACCCAAGATGTCATAGCTGTGTCTGTCAGTGCTACCCATCTCGCCAATAAAGCCAATGCCTGTGTTACAACCCCAACCCATTGCGGCTGGAGGTAAGCCCTGTGCTTCCATTTCTTTCGTATAAGCATCAACAGCATCTAACATTTGTAAGCCAACAGCAACAATAGTTCTAGCGTGATTAGGATCTTCAATAGGGGCACCGTGTATGTGCATACTAGCATCGCCTACATATTTAATAACCATACCTTTGTTGTCCAGCATTGGCTGGCTAATAGCATCCATATAACCGTTCATGTACTTACCAAGCCCAGCAACGTCATCTCCGTAGTGTTCACCAATAGGAGTAAAGCCGCGTAAGTCGCTGAACATAACTGATACGTCTTTACGCACACCACGTTTGATAAGCTCTGGATCTTTCTGTAGCATCTCCACAACTTCTTTTGAGCAGTAACCAGCAAATTGTTTCTTGATTGCTTGCTTTTGTAAGAACTCGCTTACAAACTTAACGCCATAAGTATGCAAAGCGACAAGAATAAGACCAAACGAGATTGCAGTCGCGTCTGATAGGATGAGCCAATTACTGAAAGCGTACATAGTACCAGGAACCACGGTACCAATAATAACCACAGTAGCACCAATGCCAACATAAGTCCACCTCGATAAGAAAATTAATAATAAACCAAATGCCAATAACGCTAAAATCTCAGCGCCATCTGCATAGTCGGGACGTTCAATAACAACTCCGTTGGCCATTGTAGCGATCACACTGGCCTGTACATCATGTGGAAATACAGAGCCTTTGCTAGTAGGTAATGGATTACTAATGCCTGCGGCTGTTGGGCCTACTATGACAACAGCACCACCGAAGTCTTTGGGCAAGTTAGTTAGACTAACTGATTTGTTTTGTTGACTCCAATCGATCCATATACGTCCTAACGGATCTGTGCTGATAGGACCAAATTTAGGAATACGCATTTTCTCAACACCGTATTCATTTAACTTGATTTGAAACGTCGAATCGCCGGCGGCCGCACGTAGAGTTTCTAGACTTAGACTAGGATATAGATTATCGTTAACACTGACTACTAGAGGTAGTCTACGATTAACACCGTCAACCTCTGGTAATGTGTTTACAATACCTATACCAGCGGCCGCATTTTCTAAACTTGGTATGTTGGCTATTAATCCTGGATATTGTACAATTTGATCCTGCCATTCTGGGCCTATTA